AGATGTATCAATGAAAAGCGTCCCACCAGAGACGAAAGCGCCAACTTCGGTTGAGTTATATGTCAGGCTCGTTGGTGTGAACGAACCGGCATTAATACCCGTGCCGTCATATCCGGCAGGATTCATGCCGGATATGGTCATCGAGTCGCTGAAATTGATCGCAAACGGCGCATTGAAAGTAACCGTTGCATCAAGGCCGGTTCCTGATGCCCCAGTGATTGCCGTGCCGTTGGCTTGCGACGAAGCGACAATCTCGAAAACGCTTGTGCTGGTTACGCTGTAAACGATGTAATTTCCATACAGGGTAAGATTCCCGACTTCCTGAGCAATCAGGATTGGGAACGTGTCCCCAACCGCTAGCCCGTGGTCAGCAAGCGTAACCTCAACGATGGACTGCGAAGGCGTAAAATCGAAGACAGCAACGGCGCCACCGTTAGCAACGGTAGCCGTCGCCAGTTGCGGGAACCCCAGTTTGTCGCGGGCCTCAATCGTGTAGGTGTTCACGTCAATACGTGTGACTGCATACATGCCAAAAAGGATCAAGCCGCCAACGCTGATTTGCGTCTGGATATTGACCACATCGAACGTCGAAACGTCAGACCCGGTGTCAGATATTGTGACGGTCGCGCTTCCCAGCGTGGTTGAGACATTCACAATCTGGTCGGAAACCGTCTGCCGTGGCGTGATCGTGCTTTGTGTGAACGGCGTGGTGTTCGCATCCACGACGACCAGTCCGTCCGTGGTGCTATTATCGAAACCCGCCGCCAGCCATGATTGCGAGTTGGTGTCGTCCCATGCCCAGAGCGCACGGCAAAGGCCGTTAAACCGGCCTTGCAAAAGCCGAGTCCAGCCGCCCAACTTCTGCGCCAAGACCATGCCCTGACGATCCGGCACGTAGCGGATAAGCTGGCAGTCGGAAATGGCGGCTTCGTTAAGCGCGGGTGTGCGGTTTTGATCCGCCCCGCCGACCAACCGGAATGTAGCGTGGGCCATGGGTTACCCCCTGCTAGGGGAGGCAACGACAGCGGGAGGCTGCGAAGACCATGCGGCGGAGGTGAAAGACTTACGCGCTTCCTCTACCGCAGCCGACTTGAGCAGCGTCATGTATTGGGTTTCAAAATTCACCGGCATCTGCGGGTCATTGGCCATGGAACTAGAGAAGTTGCGCTGATATCCCGACACGTAAATCATGGATGCCATGACCAAAAGATCAGGGAAATACAGGCTGATGAAGTTGCTGGCGTTGGTGGCGGAAATAGGCGTCAAACGTGCCGTCCCGACAATCTCGACACTGTAATTGTCATCGGAGAACGGCCCGACAAGCCAGAGATTGTCATTGAACGGCACGAAATACTTTGGCAGACCTGTGTAGGTGGCATCGCCATAAACCGCGTCAAGGAACTCCTTGGTCGTCGGCAAGAGCGGATTGCGAGTGCCGGTTTCAGGGTCAACCGTGCCAGCCGGGGTGAGAACATTGATTTGCTCGGACGTAACGAACGTGCCTTGCGCAACGGTAATTTGACGCGTTCCAGAGGCGAGCGACGCCACCACGGAGGTAGAAGTCTGGAGAAGGTCAAGATCGCGCTGAATACGCAATTCGGCGTAGTCGATGGCGAGAGGCAGGATTTCAAGAAACGCTGGGTCGTCTTCGGCCACGACCGCCATGGTTGCGATTTGCGTCTTGTAGGTCGCGTAGGTCAGGCCGGTGGGCATATGTCATGGCCTCTGTGTTGGCATTCTCAACTGGGCTTTGATACCAGCCAAATCCTCGCTAATGCTGGCTAGTTTAGACGATATTTCAGAATTTGTCTTTCGCATTTCCATAAGTGCTACGGCCAGGTTTGAAATACGCTCGTCTTGGACGTTATTGGAATTGACCACGGCGCTAATCAGCGGGGCGTATCTTCCTAGTTCCTCTGCCCGGCTTCGCTCGATAAGGGTTAGGCGCATTCGATCCGCCTCAAAAGAAGCGTTCGTTTTTTCTTCAAACCTGCCGAGCATGACGAAGAATGAAATTCCGAAGACAAGCGCCCCGGAAAGAAGGGAGATATTCACCTCCCAATTGAACCGAACCTTGGGTAACGCCATGATCGGCCTTCCACTCGTAAGCCATTGTCGGACAAGTCTATACCACAAAGCTAGCGGGCTTTCCAATACTTGCCGGTCCATGGGGCGTTCCCTCCAATCGTCAGCATCTAGTGCTAACGCTTGGGAACCCCTTACGGTGTCATCGCGGCGCATTTTAGCGGGACTTCCCGGCTTTCGACACCGCGTCAATCGCCTTTCCGGCGATCTGCCCAGCGGTGGGGGTTTCGATCTGGGCCAGCCGCTGATCCTTGGCCGCCGAACCGGCGCTGGAGCCAAGGTAGTAGTTCACGACCTGGGTGAAGGCGGCGCCCAACGTGCCCAGAAGGATATTGAGCAGCGTTGACTGCGAATTATCGAGCGGGATGGGGCGAACCATAAACATGAAAAGCGCGCCAAGAAAGCCCAGCACGACGATAACCGACACCACCGGGCTTCCCCATGCCAGCGGACTGCCCGCCTGCACAAGCTGGATCGTCTGCGCCCGCGCGTTCTGAACATCGGAAAGGCGCAGTTCCAGTTCGCGCAGGGCGTCGGCTTGATTGGCCTCGACACGCTGCACGACAGGCCCCGCCAAATCCGGGTTATCCGTAATGGCCTTTGTAACGGCCTCTGGCGTCTTGTCCGCGCCCAAGGCATCAGCCAGCGCCCCGATGATGACGGGGGCTATAGCTGCCCCGGCAGGACCGCCTATGAGGCCCCCAAGAACTGTTCCCCCAACCTGCTTGAGGGCGCCGGTCAGTGCGGAGAGTGTGCTTGCGTCCATAGTCATCCCCTATTCATCAAACGAGCGACAAGCGCAGCGACAAAGCGCGAGAAAAGACCGGGAGCCTTAACAGTGGACGGCGGAAACAGCGGAACGTCAGGGGGTGGTGTGGGGGGCGTAGGCGGCAGGATGGTAATCCCTACAGTGCCGGGCAGCTTGGTGCGCAACGCAATCTCAAATGTCGTGGGGGACACTAACGACTTGTTGAGCGCATCCCCGGAATAGTAGGACTGCCCGCGCTTGACATCCCGATGCGCGCCACGGGTATCAGCCAAAACGGGGAGTGAAGCCCATTCCTGCGCCAGCCGTTTGCCGAACTCAACAAGGCCAATCTTGCCCGCGACAAACTCGTTATATCCCCTGCGCTTTAAAAGATGGAATCCCATGCGATCCTGCATATTGGCATCAAGATATTCGCCACCAGTCAGGCGCATTTCCGTCACAAGCCCTTGCAGCGTTGCGCGCATGAACTGGTAACGCCCGGTCGCGCTGGAGCCATAGTTTTTGGTCCATGTCGGCTGCACCGCAATGATTTCGGCAATCGTCATTTTCGTGACAGGCTTCTTGAGTTTCGCCTGATTGTTACCAAAGATCGTTTCATACCCGCGCGGGGCTTCGATATCCCCAATGAATTTGAGCAGGTGCTGTGCAAAAGGCGGAATTGAATTGTCCATGACTACACCCCCGATACCGGAGCCCAGAAGCAAGGCTTACCGTCTGCGTAAATCAGCGCGCCCTGGATCGTCCCGCCCTTGCGGCAGACATGAAAGTTCTCATCCGGGGAGGGCTTTGCGTCTCTCTCTGGAACCTCCGTTCCGTCGAACAGCACATACTTTCCGCCAACCATGCGTGGCAGCGGCTCCTTATCGGGCGAGGGCCAACAATCCGACGAGGAACAGCAATTCCACGGATACCAGTCATGGGCAGCGGCGCGCCCGCCCAGAAGCAGGGCAACCGCAACGCAGACGCAGCACCACCAGACGATGAGCCTCAAGACAGCTTGTTTCATGTCCCCACCCGCCCCTCGCCATACCCCGTCAGAACTACGTCACACACCTAAAGCAATACGCTTTGCCAAAACGGCAGCGGCAATGATGCTATAAGCATAATCGTTCATGTGAACTTCGTTCGCCCCCTGTGTTCCTCCAACGTAGCAAGCATACGCATCTGCCAATGCGCCATTGTTCGTGCATACGAGGGAATACACATCGACGTAATTGTTTGGATATGCCGCCATGATTGCAGCATTTGTTGCCTGAATCAGCGTGTTGTTAGCATTCCCGTTTGGTTCTCCACGCCCGCTTGTCACAGTCAGGATTATTGGGACAACCCCAGATGAGAGTTGCGCCGTGCATGTTTGCAGTGACGACATGACCTCTGTCACCATTGTTGGTGAACCGACATTGTTTCGCCCCATCCAAAAAACAGGGTTCCACAATGCCCCCCGAACGTCATCACGCAAAACACGAGTTGTAATTTGAGCGGCATTTTCGCCGCCGACACCGCCATTATAGTAAGCCCGGCCAGGGGACTGATAAGCAAACTGGCTTTCCCATGAACCAGCAGTGAAGGTCATTGTATTGGTTGCTGAGTTGGTCGCGGCCTGTGACATAACTAAATCAGTGGTTCCCACGGAAACAACAACAGTTCCGACCGGGATACCAGTGCCCGTAATCATCATATTGGGCGTGATCGTATTGACCCCGGCTGCAACCGTGACAGTCAGCGTGGTTGTGCCGTTAGTTGTCGCAGATCGTGTAAAGACAAGGCCACCTGCCGCACCGGAACCCGTGCCCGCCGTCAGGCTATCCCCCCAAGCTGCAACCGCGAGAGGGGATACGTATAGCCGTGGAGCGCCCATACTTTCGTAGCGAACGGAAAAACCGGAAAGTTCATATTGAGAATTGACGGATGTCGTTGCCAGTTCAAACGAGAATGTGCTGTCTGCGGTAAAATCTATGTTGGTTGTCAAAATAGATTTGTTGGAGCCTGACCCAGCGTAGGGGAAAGGCCCCGATGAAGCCCGTGCCGCCAGGGTTGTCCATGCTACAAATGTTGTGGCGTCTGTGTTGCCGTTTTGCCCATTGAAATTACCCGTATAAGCGTTAATGGCCTTCATGCTCGGATCAACATATGCGATCCCAAGCAACTGTGCGCTTGCTGTCGTGGCCGGGATCGTCGCCGAAAAAACATTGGTTGCGTTTATACTGAACCGCAATGTGGCACCGCCGACCTGCGACGCAAGATCGGATAGAAGTGCTTCGACAATCAATCGAGCACCGGGAGGAATTGTGTTTGCAGGGACCGTGAAAGACACAAAGGTCTTGGCAGACCCATTCCCCCAAATCTTGATAGGAGTGCCAGACTGCGCGATGATTTTGGTAATGTTCGTAGGTGCTGGGGGCGTTACAATTCCAGACATCAGTATATCTCCATGTAGGAGACAACCTGTGTCCCGGATGAGACAATTCCGAAGATCGCTGCCGACCCATCAATCGATACGCCCGCGCCAAGAGCGCCCGGAATAACTTGTCCGTTAGATGTTGTAACCCCGGAAGGTCCAACAAATACGGAAGACGTTCCTGTTACGTTGATGATGACAACGGATGATCGTCCTGCGCGTGAAGAGACAATGGGTGTCGCGCTTGTTGTGACCGTTACCTGCCCTGTCAAAATGGTCGTTGGGTTAATCACGAAAGACCTCACGTAAGTTGCAATTTCAGCAATCGTTGCGCGCCGCGACACACCGCCCTGCACAATCTCAAACTGCTCCGTGCCGTCGAGCGATGTGGCAGCGGGCAGGTTCGGAATCTGGATCGTATCGACCATGGTTATGCAGCCCCAGTCTTTGGCACTTCGTCCGCCTCGTAAGGCAATCCTATCACAGAAACGCCCTGAACGGTCCCCGGCTCGTTATTCAATCCGCCAGTCGGTTCGCCCGTCTGTTGCGCAATGCGCCACTTGCCGTCCTGCGTTGCGCGAACGGCAATCGTTTGCACTGGCAGACCAATCGGGCCGGTCGCGGTGGCAGTGACGATGCCGCGATAGGAGTTTTGGCTATAAGTCATTTCTGCATCGGCCTTGGGTTGCGCACGGGCACGGGATCGGCAGGCAACGTAATGGCGCGCAACTGCTGCTGCGGCACGTCATAGCACCGCTCGCAAACCATCAACTGAATGTTTTGCAAGGTCGCGCCGCGCCAGTCCATTTGCGCGCGCAAATCGCAATGATTGTAAACAAATCCGCACCTGTCGCATTGGCCAGCGGCTTGCGGGGAGCGTGACGAGATACGGGCGCGGCCAAGGCGGGATGCGTAGCTCATCTCCAATACGACCCCAGAGAGGGAGAAATCATAAAATTAGCCGTTTCAACGTTCTGCGACGCTGCAATCTGGTAGGATTCGTCCGCGACCATCTTCAGCATGGCAGCTTTTTCCGGCGCCCAGATCATCGCAAGCCGATAGGCCAGACCCTGTGCGAAAGCCTCCAGAAAGTAATAGGGGATTTCGACGTTCTGCCCGCTCGTGAAGTTGGCATCCTGGATTTGCCGCACACGATAGTATTTCAGACTTGTCTGGTTGCCGTCAGGGACAGGCCAGAGCGTGACGGTTGGCGACAGAAGACGATCCATCCAGAAGATGGTGGGCATCCCCTGCGTGTCCTTATTGGGATAGGACGCATATTCGGTGCGTGAGACAGGCGTAATGATGCGGTCAATCCCGTTCACAACGATATAGGAATCCAGCATGACGATGGTGTTTGCGTCAACCGCGTAAGTTGCCTGACCCTGCACAAGCGGCGTTGTAACCAAGTCCACGGCCCACAGATTGACGCCCTGCGATGACCACCGGCCAAGCATCATGTTGGTGGCCATGCGGGCTGATTGCATATGTTCCTGCAAGAGCGCCGTTGGCCGGATGCCGATCAGGTCGAACGCATAAAGTGTGATTTCGCCAAGCGCCGGGTTGAACGTGTATGTGCCGCTTGTGGTCATGTGGAGAGCGCCTGTAGCTGCGCGTTCGATAGGCGCGTGGGGTAGTAGCGGATTGATTTGATGGTGCCATTGATGAAGTCGACCGCACCTCCGACCTGCGCGCCTATCTGCATAGACGTTAGAGCCGCGAGTGACCCGCTTGCGCTCGCCACCGCCGCCGCACCAGACACGCTTAGGGCAAAGTCCGATGCCTTGAAGGCAAATGCCAGCTTATAGGATGTGCCCGCTGCAATTGAGCCCGAGGATACCGTCCCGCTTGTGGCGCTCGCTACAGTGGTAAACCCTTGGGCCGCGTTCCCGGTCGTGAATATGAGCGACGTGCGATTAGCAACTGTCCCATCACTCGCTACGATTAACCGGCGATTAGTCCCTGCGGGACCAGCTACTGCCTCAACAACAAACGTCCCCTCGCTCTGGTTGAACCAAGACGAGAAGTTCGTGCCCGTCATGCTCGCATTATCCGCCGAGCGGGCCAGCGCCACACCGAAGGTGGGAATAACAGAGGTCGGGAATGTCCCAGCCTCGATCTGGTAGCCCCAGAGGTAGAGCCCCTGTCCTGCCGCGATCGACCCATAGGCCCCAAGATACAGAACAGTGGCGACGTTGGCCGCGATGGCTGTTCCCGTCACCCAGCAACGATACCAGCCATTGCCCCAATTCTCGATAGCGCCGGTCTGACCAGCGCCGGGCGTGAAAACGCCAGTCCCGAAATTAAAGGTGCCGGTAGGGTTGCCCGTGATCCAGTTGGTCCGGGCAGCGACGACATTGGGCGCGGTGGATGCCTTGACGAAGAAACTCGCGGTATGGGCACCGGCCACAAATGTCCGGCCCAACGAGATGGTCGTGACCGCCGTTGCTGTTGCCGAAAACAGGAGGGCGTTAGAGGTTCCATCAGGGGAGACGATCGCTGCACCGACCGTGACGTTCGACATGGTGAACCCGGTGCCGTTGAACGTCTGCGACGTAGGCACGAGGTTCGTCCGCGCTTCCTCTATCAGCAACCCCTGTGCAGCCAGCGTCACCGGATCATAGGTGAAGCGCGGGCCGTAATAGGCTGCGGAGGTCGTGGCGTTGTAGGTGCGCGGCGTGGTTTCGTAGGTGACGGCCTCAAGCTGCGCTTCCGTGACCGAACCGGACACAGTGCATGTCAGAGAGCCAGCCGTGGGCGTGATCTTGAGATAGACGCGATCTGTCGCGCCTGTGCCGACAAGCGGACCCGCCGTTGATGCGCCCGACAACGTGACAGTGCCTGTCCCTTTGAATGAAAGGATATAGTTCGCAGGGTTGACCGTGACGCTCTGTGTCGAAAGTGTCGCGCTGTTGAGCAGCAGATTATTTGGCGCGTAGGTGATCTTGCCCGTCGCGTCCACAATTGTAGCCTGAGAGGGGCGTGAAAATGTTACCCCCAACGTAGTCATTTGGTCCGCTGACAACGTAGAGAATTGAAGGTTAAGCGTCGGCCCAAGAACAGGAGAAAATCCGCTACCGACGCTCAACCCGCCACGAAGCGATAGCCCACCAATGACACTAAGACCACTCCCCTGCGAAAGAGGCATGTCACACAACTCCCCCGGATTGCAGGAAGGTTGTCGTAACGGTCCCCGTGCCGGAATTAATCAGAACACGCGCAAACACCGGCGCAAACAGGAAGTTGCTTTGCGCCGTTGCTGTCGCACCCACAACCGCCGTATCCGACGAACTGACCCACGTGACAGTTGATGGGGTGATTGTGCCGCCCTCCGTGTTTGGATTATCCAGCGTGGACTGGATCGTGTAATTGACGGTTCCAGAAACAGTGGCCTGGATTGAAATGGCGTTGGGCGCCCAATCGTCAAACCGCACCCACTTGGACCCGCCAACGCCGGACGTGCCAATCGTGAGCGCCCCAGCCGCGTCCAAAGCAGTCGTGATGCTGGTCACAGTCTTGTAATCGAGAACCGACTGCAACGTGCCAGCCGTGGCGCCAGAAATCGTTTCGGAGATCACGTCGCCAGCCCAGTTCGTGCCGGTGATCGTGAACGTGTTGCCAGTCTCGTTGCCAGCATTTGTAATCAGGACGCGGCGCGTTTCCGCAAGCGTAGCAAGCGCGAAAGAGCCGACCTGAACCGAACCAGCATCGCCAGATACCGCGATATTGCTGACCGACACATACCGATTGACCGACGCGCGCGCCTTGGCGTTGGCGCCTGTGATAACTTCCGTGATCGGCTGGCCATTTACACCAACGCCCGTCACCGTGAACGTCAGAGCGGAATCGTTCGCTGCGCTCGTGATGTAGAGATAGCGCGGCTGCCCGAAAGAGCCGACCGTTGACGTAAGTGTAAGATTGCCCGCGCCTGCCGGGTTTTGTGCCGTCGCAATGTTATTGATCGAAAACGTCGCTACGGCGCCATTCAGGATGATCTGCCCGGCATAAGGAGTCTGCGACGTTGAAATGGAATTGGCGCTTGCGGCGGTTGCAAGTCCGATGGCAACTGTAATCGGGCGCATGTGATCTTTCCTTACCGGGCGTCTTGCAAAAACGGGGGCGCTAGGCCCCCGTTATACTAGCACAAATCAACACCAAACGGCGCGCTTAATAATGGCTCGACGGCTTGCGGGGCGAACCATTGGCAGCAGACGAAAACACAGCGCCACCAGACTTGCGCGGCTTGCGGCAGGCGGAAGCCTCCGCAGCCTCGCCCATGACCTTGCCGCCCTTCTTCTTGGCAGCACGACCACCCTTCTTGAAACCGTCAGTCTTGCCTTCGGCTTCGTCAACGATTTCGGAACCAGATTTGCCCTTGTAGAAACCCATGGAACCCTCCTGAAAAATTACGCGGTGAGATTGAGCGCCTGAACGTAACGAACCGTGATGACACCGACGCCAGCGCCGGTATTCGTGGACGTGACAAGAATCTTGCGATCCGTGGTGCCAACGTCGATCCAGTTTCCGGCCCGCGTGGCGTCAGTTCCAGGGGTTGCGGTAAGAGGGCCAACAGCAACGCCGTCAAGCGCGCCAGCAGCCGTCAGGAACGTGGCAGAGGCAGTCGTGCCAACGCCGAATGTCGTGGATACGCCATTCCATACAGTCGTCACCATGACGCTGATTTCAACGATCTGGCTGTTTTTTGGGATGACAATGGTTGTGGCGCCGCTGGCCTGCGTGATAGGCGCGGCTTGCGCCATGACCACATAACCCACGTTGGCAACGTCAGTGCCAAGCGCGGTCCCGGTTGTGTTGAGAATGTCGCCAGCCCTGACCGGGCCAGTAAATGTAACCGTTCCCATTTCGGGATACTCCTGCACGAGGTGGCCAAGTGGTCTGTGCAGCGTCCGCCCGGACGGTCCACATGGCTAGATGATCCGGGACTATACCGCGCTAGTCTAGCGCAGATTTGTGTTTGTTTAAATAGGAAATTGCGGAAAGAAGACGATCCGTGTCTTCCTCAAAAATCCCTATCCCCTTGTTACAGTCGGTGCAAAGAAGCTGGCGGTTTTTACCTGTTTTATGACAGTGATCGACAGCCAGCGCCTTCAACATTCCTTTTCTCAATTGTCTTTCAGGCCTGTGGCAAATTGCGCACTTGTTGCCCTGATCGACAACCATTTGATTATATTCCCCAAGCCCTATCGAAAACCTACCTCTTAAGTGTGAATCTTTCCAAGCTAGCGGAAACTCTGATCGGTGATTCTTTAGATATTCGCTTTGGCTTCCAGGTTCCTTGACTCTGTATTTTGCTGGGAGAGCGTTTGAAATTTCCAGATTGTCGATTGCTGCATTGAGCGGATTTTTGTCTTTGAAATAAATTCGCCCGGCAGGCCATTCGCCATACGTGAACGCCCATGCCAGTTGGGCGGTTGTCCTAGTATCGCCTTTGTATCGGATATAGACGTAAGATTTAGACTCCCCATCACGCCCAACTCTTGTTGCCTTTACGGCACCGGCCTTCGCGCCAATTGGCGTGTTTCGTGATGGCTTAATGATCCAGATAAAGTCTCCTGTATCAGGATCGTAATGCAGGGCTTCCTGAAATTCTCCGATGGTAGCCATTTTCGTTTTCCTGCTTGGGACTTCTGACGCGCCAATGTTGCACACCAAAAAGCCCCAAGCAAGTTATTTGTTAGTAACCCCTCAACAAAGTTGACCTTGGGATACATGCTAACCCGTTGTTAAGACGGGAAGCTTCCCCAAATTGAACGGGGGTTACTGTACCCAAAACTGTACCTCTCATATCCTTTGCAGAGCAAATTGTCCGTAACGAAATCAACCTGCATGTCCATTTCATAGGACACACGAGACATATAGTTCAGGCCCTTGATGTTGGTGAGCAGGAACCATGCAGTCGCCGAGGTCAGGTAGTCGTTGACCATGTAGCCATCGGGCAAGCCGCCCGAAGTCATCATGATTGCGTTGACATCGTTGTCTGCCGTGCCGGGGCGAAGCTCCGACTTGGTAAGACGAATGGCGACCGGCTCCAGCGCAGCCGGGATCACCAGCTTGCGACCACGCGCGAACATCTTCAGACCAGCCTGGTCCTTGAAGGACGTGCGAATCTGGATCATCGCGTTCAGCAACGAAGACTCGTTCAGGTCCACGTCCACCGTGGGACGGTTGGCATAGGTGCCGCCGTCAATCGGGTGGTCCGTGGCAATCAGAGCCTTGCCGTCACCGCCGACTGCCGAATTGTAGGTCGTGGCGGTGTTGAGGATGTTCGCGCCATAGATTTCCTTGGTCTGGTGGAACGATTCCGTCAGGCCGAGGTTGGAAGGCTGGAACTGGGTCTTGTAGAGATTGTCGTCAATCGCCTTGCGAGTGATCGCGTAACCAAGAGCAATTTCGTTATGCTCCTGATTGTAGACGTAACGCTCGCCCGCGTTGTTATCGAAGGAGGTCTGGCCACCTTCGGTCTTAAGCTGGGCATAGCCCAGGTAGCGCATTTCCGCCGTGCGTTCGAGCGCCATCTTCGAATCATACTTGTCGAAGATTTTGTCATACTGCGACGGAATCTGCTCGTATTTGCCCACCACTCCGCGAAGGCCGGGGAGGAGAAGGTCTTTGATCTGGCTAAGATTGACGGCCATTGTTGCCCACTCCTATCAAGCGATGCCGGTCGGGCCAGCACCATTGGTGCGAGTCGAGGCGTTGTTAAAGGCGACGATGACCTGATTGTATTCGGTCGTGATATCGGTTCCGTTGACACCCGGCGGGTCTTCAACGAGGCCAACGATGCGGAAGGGCAGCGTGACAGTCGTGCCGAGCGTGTCCTGATCGACAGTCATGCCAGAGATGCCGTTTGCCGTGTTGCCGGTGCCGACTGCGATGTTGATGTATTCGCCAATGTTGGCGAACGCGATCGGGGACGTGCCGGAGGCGTCGGATGACTGAACGATGAACTGGGCATTCGGGTCATCGCAAATATAGGCGGTGACATCGCCGGTAGCGTCGGCGCCGGGCCAGTAGTTCGACCAGACAACACGCTTCTGCGAGGTGGAGAGATACTTGCAGCCGTAGAAAATGCCTTCCATGCGGACAGTGGAGGCGGTGGCCTGACCAATGTAGCCGGTCGTCAGAGGAATGACGGCATCGCCAAAGAAGATGGCTGTGCTGTTGTTTGATGCGATCTTGCGAGTCGAAAGTTCATAGGTCGGGACAGACCCGGTGCCTTTGACCTGTCGGAAACCGAAGGGCGTATTGGTGTTCGCCATGATGGCGGACTCCCTTTTACAGGAGGCCCATCATCGCGCGCCGGGGCGACTAGGTGCCGGGTGAATATGCGAAGTGTCCACACCGGGGGACACAGGCCACATCTATTGCATAGATTAAGTGAAGGGGCAAGTAGCCAAGAAAAAGGCCCCTCTAAACCGAATTAGAGGGGCCAAGTCTATCCTTGGGAGGAAACGCGCAAAGGGCGCGGGAATAATGTGCCACGGTTTCAAATATACCGCAAGCACCGCCGCACATTAGCACGAATACGGGTCCAGAGGCGGCAAGTCATGTGGCGGTCCTTGGTGGGGGGTGGGTATGTATTCATGCAGGCCGGGCGCGACACCGGCTACCAAGCCGGGCCATCAACCAATGTCATCGGCTCTGCTGCTAATATCTCGCGCCAATCCGCCAAGGCATCCGGTAGCTTGGCGTCAAGCTCGTCACGGCTAGAGGCGAACAACGTAAACCCGAACAGGTCTGGGGATGAGGCGCAATGCAAGCCGCCATCCAATTCCCAATACTCGATGCGCTCGGTCATGGACTTCACCACGCTAGCTGCATGAAACTGTATCGTGCGGGCGGCTTATTCCGTTCGGGATCAGCCCTACTTGGGGCCAGCACTGGACCCCGCACGAACTCTTTGCCCATCGGGGCGAAACTGTGCGGGCCTTACACCCGCTTGGCCTTTCCGTTGGACGTTTTCCGGTCCGCCAACTCCCAGGCTTCGGCATCGTTGCCCATTCGGGCGAAACTGTTGCCCCGTCAGGGGTGCAACTGGCTGTCGTCGGAAACCAATCACACCCCTTTGGCGCACCCTTGCGGGTAGGGTAAAGTTACCCCACCCAACATTCCTTTGTCAACCCGGAACCTTCATCGCAGGCTTGGGCGGGGCCTCATAGGAGCGTCCCAGCTTGGGCCGAACGCGTGAGTCCGCATCACGGGGAAGCGTCCCCGCGGGCGTCTCGTAAAGCTGGGCTTCCTTCTGCAAGACCTGCGCGCGGGCATCACGCTGCGAACGATGACGATACTCGTCAACGATTTCAGCGGGCAGTTCCATCAGAATCATGCCTTCACGGGTGATCGTATGCCCGGTGTGCCCCTGTGGCATCATATGCTCGTGGCCGGGACGATTAGCCGGGACGGGCTGCCAACCGCGTTGCAGAAGCTGCATGGCATAGGTGTGATCTTCCTGCCCGAATGTCGTGTGGCGCTTCCACTCATACGTCCAGCCGTCAGGAATAATGGACGCATCAACATGGAACTTGTCCACGCTGGCGTCGGATTCCAAGCCGTGACTGCGCAGTTCAGCCGCACGGGCCGCCGCGCGTTCCTGTGCGCTCATGTTCTTTTCCTCGATTGCCGTCGAGTTAGGTGTGGCTCGCTTGAAATCACTCATCGTCCAATTTTCCCTTGTGCCTGCAATTCACGCTTTGAAATGGCGTATTCCTTGGGGGTCATGCCCATCATCTTGGCCATGTCGGCTTCTTCTGCCGTCAGGCGCACGATATCCCTGCCGTTCTGACCACGGGAAGGCGGCGCAACCGGCGGGGCCGTCTCACGAACACGCGATGCACTCGACATGACTTCCCCATCTTCTTCCTGCCTGCTAGGGGCCGCCCTGAATCCCAGCCTGTTTTCCACAAGGGCGAAGTATTCCGGGCTTTCAACCTGGATACCGTCTTCCATCGCGTCCTGGTGCGCCCGCACCATCTTGTTGATCTGGGCTTCGGACGTGAACTTGTCGGCGTTGTCGCGCAGCCATGCCGCAGAACGGGGCGTGGTGCCCTCTGCCATGCGCTGCACCGTCTCTTTGACGGATGTGGGTGCCCTATGCTCCGGCTGGGGCGGTTCGCGCTTCAGGCGTTCCGCTTCGGCTTCCATGCGCTGCTTGGCGGTTGCCAGCTTTTCCAGATGGACGTTTGCTTGGGACATCTTGTCCGCAAGGTCTGCCATCTTTTCAGCATCGCCAATCGCGGCGGCTTCGGCATATTCCTTCTTGAGGGCAACCTTGGCTCCCTCGATATGGGAAATCGCCCCCGTCACCTGCCCATATTCGGCATTTCGGGTCGCAATATACGATCCCTTCATGCGCGCATTGGCTTCAGCGGCGGCTGCCTCTGCGGCGGCGCGTTTGGTGGCTTCTGCTTCCGCTCGCGCGTTGGCCTCTTCCATCTTCCGCTTGAGGGCTTCAATGCCTTCATCGGCGGTTACCATGGCCTTCGGCGGCGCCGTCTCTACAACCGCCTCGATCTCCGGCCCTTCTACGGGAGGGGCTTCCACCTGAACGTCTACGTCTTTTTCTTCATCACTCATTTGTCAGCCTCAATAAACGTAATCAGGATGGGGGATTTGGCCGCGAATCTGGTCATCGTTCAGCATCCGGCACAGAACGCCATTGACCGTGACCGACCAGCCGTCGCTAGGGCGCAGAAACACCCAGTCGCCCTTGCTGATGGACGACCCGGCAAACCAATCATTGTCTGACTGGGAGAACGCAAACGGGCCTGTCTTGAGAACGAGGCCAACCTTGCCCTGGTAGCGGTCTTCCTGACGGGCGTTGTCGGTGAGAAAAAGACCGCCCTTGGTCTTTTCAGGCCGGACATAGACGCCGACAAGAACGTTCCGGCCAAAGATATTCAGTTTTGAAAGATCGCCAACTTTTTCAAGTATTTCCTGCGCCGGATCAACCGTGTGCATCATATTCGCCAATACCATGTGTGCCCCTACCAGTGAGTTATATTGTGTTTGCCGACTTTTCGGCCATTTCCAACAAATCATCCAAAACTTGTGTGAATGCTACAATCTGCCCTGCCTGAAACTTGTATTCCTCCATACTTGCGAGTTGCCCACCGGCCAGTTTATCCCTGACTTGTTCGATGCGTTCATGCAGAAGTTTAGACAACTCCTGCATGACGCGCGTTTCATATGTAAGGGCCAAGCCTTACTTGCCCTTGGCGGCTATTTCGGCTTTTTCCAATCGGCCTTCGCCGGAACCAGCGCCCGCCTTCATGTCCTTGTAGGACTTGAAAACACGCCCGCCGGACTTGCGCGCCAGAGGCGGCATACCGGGGGGGCCAGCGGGAGGCAGGCCAGCGCCCAGCCCGGGCGGCAAGCCACCAGGAAGGCCACCAGCGAGGCCCGGGGGCAGCGGCGGCGGCGACATGGGCAAAGCGCCGGGCTGGGGCATTGTGCTTCCGGCTGGCTTATCCGCCCCACCAGACTTAACGATGACGTTGACGACCGCGCCGCCGGACTTGCGGGCAACACGCCCGCCATCCTTCAACCCCGGCGTTACCATGTTCTGCGCGAAGTTGAGGGCCTTGGGCTTCACGATGCCCAGACGCTCGTCATACTTGGTTGCGCCGCCGTCTGCGAAGCCCGGCTTGCGGCCACCATAGAAGATGCCCTTCTTGTCTTCGCCGTCAAAAGCTTTCGGGACAGACACGGAAGTTGAATCTACTTTGCCGTTGCCAGGCGCGGCCAAGGACTTAGCCTTTGCCTTATTGGCTTCGCGGTATTTCTTGGCGTCTTCATACATGGTTACTGGTCCCCCTGCGGGTTTTGGACGGCCATTGCCCCACCTGCGCCAACGGCCCCAGCGCCAATTCCGTATTTCCTCAGTATGTCTATCAGATTATCGTCAAAAACAACATAGTTGCGGGAGCCGTCGCCCGCTGTTCTTGAGCCAGCGTCTAGGTATTTGATGCCGGGAATGCCTGCTTGCTTCAAATCTTCGGAAACAGGGACATATTTATTCATGGACTGCGTTGGAGATTTCCCAACACCAGACCAAAGTTCATCCGTAGTTTCGTAAAGTTTTGATAGTTGATTGTGCAGCCCGCTACCAGTTAGGTTTTCGTTTCGTGAAGCAAGAAAGGCGTCTTTCCCGGCATTTCTTGCTTCAGCCCACGTTGACCCTGTGGATTTCATTGCGGCTTCAGCAAGTCTTTCCCGCAACGGATGGTCCATTGGCAGCGGCTTATCCCAGTCTAGGAAGTCGTCAGGGTTGGCGTTAATGCGGACTTCGTACATGGAGCCGGGGGTTTGCGCGGGCTTAACGCGGAATGAGCCGTCTTGAATAAGATTCAACGCCGCCTTTGCATCTTCATAGGCGCGTTGTTCCATCGGAATTGCGCCAGTT